ACTACCTTTCCCCATGCTTCAAATGCCACTTCGTCGCTCACACTCCATGTCGTGTGCGGTGTAATCCAATAGGACAAGCCTGTGGGGTTATAATACTTCGTTATCCCGGCTATATTACTCATCTCCTTGACCACCATCTCGTACCATCCTGCTTTACCTTCTTTCGTCTGCTTTGACACTTTCACCTCCGTGTGGGTATCTTACACTATCCAAAGGTCGGGCGTGTGTCTGTGAAACGGGGCTCTCGAAGGGACAGGAATCCATCTCTAGAGCCCAAACCTCCTTCCGAAGCTGGTTCGGGGGACGAACAGGTGTCTGGGCCGGATACGGTCACACCTGCCCTCGAACCAGTTCTCGGGCCTACCATTACCCATGACACCCTTCCAGACGCTACAGGAGCTTCCACAAACGACGATCATCCTAAAAAGATACCCGGACAGGTACCTAGGGCCGAAAATCTCCCTACAGCCGTCTCAACGCGAAATAAGGGCACTCTGAATCGGCGCCGTACTTCTAAATCTCTGAAAGTAACTGGAAACTACTCAGGAGACACGATCTGGAAACTCATGGAGTTGAAACTCGGCGGGAAGAGTGGAATGGCAGAAGCGGCCTTGGCCTCCGACAATCCCAAAGCCCATATATTCGCGGAAATGATCCTCGATAGTGCCTTTAAAGACACAACTACGAAGGGTTTAGCCAAGAAGGCCGGGCTGAACTATGCCGAAGTGGCAGAGCTGTTCACCGGCAAACGGAAGCTGGAAACGGCAATCGTACTCCACGACCGATTACCAGAAGTAGTAGCTGGTGCGGTAGAAGACTCTATGCCCTCTTATATACCTTGTAGCGATTGCAAGGGCAAGGGAACTACGGATGGAGGAACTTGCTGGGTATGTCGAGGAGCCGGTGAGATACGAAAGCCGGGTGATAAGGATAAGCTCTCATTTGTTGGTCAGGCTACTAAGCTGATTGAGAAAGGTGCTCCCGTATTCAATCAGAATCAACAGTTCAACATCAATAACCAAACAGTACAAGCCTCTTCGTTTGAAGAACTTATGAGGAAAGCATCTGTAGATCATAAGAAGGTGATAGAGGGTGAAGTCATTGAGACTGATAATACATAAGACAGAACTAGTCGGCGTAGAACGGGAACTGTCCCGGATTGCCGACTGCTTGGAACATCTCATAGCCATCACCAATCCTCCTGCGCTGGACTTTGGTCCGTCAGACGCCATTCAGAGAGCGTTTTATACAGATGAGGAGAAAGAGATAGTTAGAGAGAGACTGGCGTCTATGGGTAAAGAGTACAAAGAGAGAAGTGTATAGCTCTAAGATAATAGAACACAACTTAGCCCGGCTGTCTGATACTCTTGGGGTTAAGTTTACGCACTACGACGATGACCTCGTTGATGAGATGACAGCCCATTTAAAGGGGCTCGTCAAGTCGTATGATAAAGAGGGCAATCCAGATGAGTGGAATCGGAAGCCAACTCAAAAGGAACAAGCCTACATAGATAACGAACGTATTGTATGCAAATATGACTTCCAATATTTTGCCAAACGATACGGATATCTGGAGTTAGCTCCAATCGAAGGTAAACCGGCCTCTGGAGTTGGTAGACTTGGTACGGTGGGTTTCATGCGCCCACAGGAACTTCTACTGGAGAAGCTGGCCCAGTCTGAAGAAGCTATGTATGAAGAAGTAAATCGTGGACATATTGTCGATGGTTTACGTTATTTCATAAACAAGGCCCGCCAGCTCCACTTTACGGCCATATGCCGCCTTCTGTCGAATCACCGGGTTCTATTTTGGCCAGACACGCTAGCTATCGCCGCTTCTGTCAACGAAGATATGACCGGCGAGCTATACCGCCGAGATAAGGTCGTATTCGACAACTTGCCGTGGTTTCTGCGACCAAGTGTGGAATACGACAACAAAAACCAACAGCTATCGTTCAAACCTCTTGGTTCTCAGACGCTGTACCATCAAGCCAACCAGCATGGCGGTATGGGTATGGGACGAATGGTGCCCGTTGCCCACATGACGGAGTGCGCCTTCTGGGATGAAATGGCGGGTGTGGGAACCCTTTACAGGAAACTGGACTACCATCTTCGGGCTGCCATACCTCAGTCACTAAATACCCTGTATTTGCTGGAATCAACGTCGAACGGCTTGGGCGGGTGGTGGTATGACCAGATTCAACTAATTCTTCAGAAGAAGTCTTCGTTCGATCTGTTCTTCTGTCCGTGGTATGCCGCCGACAAGAAATATCGCCGATACCCGCCACAGGCGTGGGAGCCGAATGACTATACGAAGTCGGTAGCTGACCGAGCCGAACGTACGTCATTCGCATATCTTGGCCGTACAGTCAGACCGGATCGGGAGCAACTGTATTGGTATGAGACTGAAATGCAGGGGTATGAGAAGAGGCTGGCAGTGTTTCTATCCAACTATCCAACCGATCTAACAGAAGCATTTCAGGTGTTCGGCGATCATGCATTTGGGCCAGAGCTGTTAATGGATCTCAGGAAAGGTATAGGACAATTGTGGGGTCCGTATGACCTCACTACTGCGGTATGAGTGGTCCGTTGGCATTTCGTATAGCTGAAGGTAACCATACCTTTTCTAAATCGACTGTTAGGAAAGCATGGGAGACCCTTACGCCTTCTGAGGCTCGCGGATACTTATGGTTATTTGAACAGCCAGTGATGAACGCCACTTACGTGATTGGAGTCGATCCTGCACAGGGCCGAACTGGCTGGGATCGTTCAATCCCGCAGGATGACCAAGATAGCGATAACAGTGCTATCGAAGTGTTTCGGCTCGGCAAGCGTGAAGAAGTGGTAGTAGACAAGGAAACTGGTAAAGAGAAGATCGTTACTACTCCAGCTGATTATCAAGTGGCTGAATATGCCGCACCTACCGACTTTGAAGCTACGGCAGCCATAGTGAACGCTCTTGGACGCCTATATCACGGTAATGGGCGGATGGGTGTGGCCCACACTATTATCGAGGTATATCCCGGCCCCGGCTGGATGGTGGAGAAGACGCTAATACAGAAATACGGCTACTTAAATTTCTATCAGCCTAAGTATGTGAATACACTCATGCCGGTTGTGGCAGGAAAGGGAATTGGGTGGTCAGCCAACCAGAAGTCAGTCCGGGATCTGTGGATTCTCGGAGTCCGCCACATCGGCAATCGCGGCGTCGTACTGCGCTCCCCTTGGCTGATCTCGGAGATGGAAACTACTGACCCAATTAGGTTCATGCAGTACACCACGGAGGCTGCTAGCGGATTCCACGACGACCGTTTGCGGGCCATGATGTTGGCAATGTGGGCTGCACACGACTTCTCGACTCAAGTGAAAGTCGAGACTCACACTACGATCGAAAAGGGTGCTACGAAACCAGATTGGCAGGCTTCGGATATGAGTCTGGACCGTCTCAGTGATGAGTGGGACCGTCGATTCCGTGAAATAGGTAAACTGCCGTGACGCATCGTGTGTGATGTGTAAAGGAACGCTAAAGGAACACGGACTAAGACATGCTAGAGAATAAAACAGTTCTGATAACTGGCGGAACTGGATCGTTTGGCAAAGCATTTACTAAAGCAGTACTACAGCATGGACTAAAGAAACTTATTATCTTTAGCCGAGACGAGCTTAAGCAGTCGGAGATGGTGCAAAAATTCCCCGACGACCGCATTCGATTCTTCATCGGCGATGTACGAGACCGGGATCGGCTGTATAGAGCGTTCGACGGCGTTGACATTGTGGTTCATGCGGCGGCACTGAAACAGGTGCCTTCATGTGAATATAATCCGTTAGAGGCGATACGCACCAACATTGTGGGAGCCGCGAATATTGTCGATGCAGCCATCGATTGTGGGGTGGAAAGGGTTATGGCATTGTCTACTGACAAGGCCGTGAATCCTGTTAATTTGTATGGGGCTACTAAGCTGTGCAGCGATAAACTGTTCATAGCAGCCAACAGCTACACAGGCGGACACAAAACTCGATTCAGCATCGTCCGATATGGCAACGTTGTAGGCAGCCGTGGGTCCGTCGTACCGCTGTACCTTCGCTGCAAGGCCGAGGGTAGGTCATATCCAGTCACTTCCCCAAATATGACCCGATTCTACATCACACTACCGCAAGCAGTGCAGTTCGTACTGGACCGCCTCACGGACATGAGCGGTGGAGAAGTCTTCGTCCCTAAGATACCGTCGATGAACATCATGGACCTCAAACACGCCATTGATCCAAACGGATCAGTGGAATTCATCGGCATACGGCCCGGCGAAAAGCTCCACGAACTCCTAATCTCACCAGATGAGCCGTATGTTCGGGAATTTGACAATTATTATGCCGTACTTAACGCACCCGCAGCGGATTCTCTACCACATAACTTCCAATACCGAAGCGATACAAATCCTCAGAAGCTATCTTCAGAAGACTTAGAACTGGCTATTAACTTTGACCAGATACCGTCTATAGTGTAAGACTACATAATCAAACAAATTAACCGTGTTGGGTGGGTGGGATGCCAAAACTGAGATCGGCTGCCGTAGCCGAAGAGGGAAATGTCCACGCTATTAATGAGAGCGAAGGACCGGTCGTAGTAAAGGTAGCCATACCGTCGGACGTTTACCAGTTATACGAAACCATAGCCGCTGGCCAAGACCTGACGGTGTCCGAGCTGATGTCCCACCGACTTCAGCGGTGTGCGACCCATTCCTCCATACGATCAATCTACTTCCCTGAATCACAGCTTAGACAACTAGAGCAAGTGTTACAGGTACGCCCGATTGAATCGTCTGAGCATGCTCTGGTGCTTATCACCAATGCCTTCAAGTTCCGAATTGATACGTTTGAGCCGATTGTAGTATCCGCTACCCAAGCCAAGCGTCTACATTTAGGGGCTTATGCCGGATTCACGGTACAAGAGCATCTCAATCGGATTATTCAGGGTGCGGTGGCCAAGGCAACCGGCGTATAGCTGTGCTGGAAGGGTATAGGTAGGACACAATGTACGGATTTGTGAAACGCCGCAAGCGTGTGGGGAAGCCGGTCATATGGATACATCCCGTTACCGGTGACTACAAGATACCGCCAGCGGACGACTGCCCAATACCAGACCGATATAAGCTGCAAGGCTATGAGCGGCGGGAGTTCAACTCTTATTTTGAGCACTCGGCTTGGTGTAAATCAAAGGGTCTGGTCAATCATTACGCTGAAGATGTACGCGATGATGGCGACATACAGAAGAATCGTTGGGGATATTAGCAGATGCCTCCATCCGCAAAGTTCTCTCGTGAAGTAATCAAATGGGGTCTTCGTAAGCTGGAAGAGGGCGATAGACTCTTGCAGAAGACCAAGGGCTACGAACTCATCCATCACTGCCTAGAAGAGATGGGCAGCCGTAAGCAGGCAAACGCTCTCAGCGGCCTTGAACGGCCCTCAGAACTAGCCACTACTTCTTCTAATAGAATTAAGAAGGTGCTGACAGAGTGGGTGGCGGCTCAGACCGACATCAAGCCGTTCTGGGAGATTAAGACCTATAACCATACGTTCGACCAGCAGGCTGAAATCTGCTCGAAACTGTCTGCCTACTGGTATACCAACAGTCACGCCGATCAGCGAGGCTTGGCCACTGCCCTTCGATGGGCCTCTGTCGGTGGTACTGGTTATATACATCTTCATTGGGACCCGCGATCGGGTGATTTTGGCGATTTGCGCGCCGATGGCGTTGATCCGCGAGACTTGATTCCAATCGGTCCAATCCCGCCGTGGGACACTGTGCAGGACTGGGAAGGTGTCATTCTGCGCGAGAAGCGTACCGTGGAGTACGTCCGCGACCTTACCAACGACGAAGGTATTAAGGCGCTGATTGTGGCAGACCGTAGCGAAGATGAAACCGGTATGGCCGGTCCGTCTACCCGCGCGGGTCGGGCTTTGGCAGAGATCAATGCACAGGCCCACTCTCCGTTCGCCGACGTGCTATTCAGTAGCCAGCCGAAATCGGACATAGGCTACCAGCCGCAAGTCGATCTATTTACGATGTACGTCCGTGATCGGTCCAAGAACGAGGCCAACGTACCTGTTCAGATGGGCCAGTTCATGGACGATCCGACTTGGACCAGACCCGAAGGTATTATGGGTCTGCTGTCACGACCCCCGCAGATTCCGGCCAATTCGTGGAGCTATATCGTTAAACCAGACGACCCTCTATATCCACGGCATCGCATGGTGATATTTACGCGATCGGCTGTGATATACGATGGTCCTTCTATCTACTGGCACGGCAAGTTTCCGGTTCTCAAACTTACACCAGACCCGGCGGTGGACTCTCTTCTCGGCTATGCTCCGGGATGGGATCTTCTGCCGTTACAGTCTTCACTCGACTGGAATCTGAGAGTCATCGACGATCACAACGCGCAGGTGGCCCAGCCGATGGTAATCGGCGATGAAATGAGTGTTGGTCCGAACGGCTTGAAAAACGTCAATACGCGAAAGTCTGGACTCAAGTTCATTCAGACACCGATGGGCAAAGGTATAGAGATCGTACCACCTCCACCGCTGGATACAATGATCCGCGAACACATTGACTGGATCATGCGGGAAATGGATGATATCTCCGGTGTCGTAGACCTTAAGAATCTCAACAATCTTAACCAGATACCAGCTACTGAAACGATTGAGAAGATGATCGAGTCCAAGAGCTGGTTGCTGCAAGGTCGGTCGCGCGTGATTGAGGCATTTATGCGCGAATTTGCCGAACAGATGATGTATAACTTTGCCCAGTTCTACACACTTAAGATGAAGTACACCATTTTGGGTCCGGGAGGTGTGACTTCAGAAGACTTCGACTTCGATCCCGGTACGTTCATCCCGGATTACGTCCATTCTTCGGACTTTGACCAGTTTGGAGGTATTACACAGGAAGCGTATGCCCGTGGTCCGCTGCCGATATACGACCGTGTGCGGGAAGTGTTCCGACACATGCATTTCTATGTAGCACCTGGTTCGCTGCTGAGTGCCTCTGCCGTTACCCGTAAGATGCTATATCTACAGTTATTTAGGATGATGCTGATTGATATCTGGACGTTGGCCGAAGTACTGGATATCCCGAACATGGGTACGCCTCCAGACGGGGCCAGAACGATCCCTGAGCGGCTACAGGCTCAGCAGATGTTGGGCATTGGTATGCCCCCGCCCTCACCAGTTAATCCGGCGAACAAAGGCCCCGGCAGACCCCCAACGGCTCAATCACCACCGCATGTTGGTCCAACAGGTAGTATCAACGAGTCTAAACCAGGTAATAATAAGTAGAAAATACATAGGAAAGGAACTACTGCTTGAAATTTGGAACTGGTAAGGTAGATCGAAACGGTAATCGGAGGAAGAAGTTCGGAATAATCGGATTTGCAGAGTCGAGTCGGCATCTAGCTCCATACGATGACGATAGCTGGGAGATTGGAGCCATGAACCAGCTATACCGGCATATTCCTAGAGCCGATATATGGTTTGAGTGTCACAAGAGAAACGACTTTCTATCCGACCAAGTACCAGGTACAGACTATTTGGCGTGGCTGAGGAATTGTCCGATTCCGATCATGATGTTGGACGAAGCAGCAGATATTACCAGCTCTGTGCGGATGCCGATTGAATCGTGGGTAGAATCCTACGGCAATTACTTCTACTCTACAATCTCCTACATGCTGGCCTATGCGCTGGACGGTAAGTATGAAGAGATCGGTATTTGGGGCGTTGATCTAGCCCACGACTCAGAATACGAATACCAGAAACCTTCCGCTGAGTATCTCCTTGGAATTGCCAAAGGTCGTGGTGTCAAGATAACGATTGCTCCACAGTCTGCACTTCTAAAGGGTCTGTACCAATACGGGTATGATCCTTTGCCCAGTAATGACGACATTCAGTGGCTGGATGTATATAAGGGGCGTGTTACGGCAAAACTGCAAGAAACTCTCGGAGTAGCCAACCAGTTGCAAGGGCAGGTTAACTGTGCTGAAGAGTTCTTGATGTGGGCACGGTCCAAGCGGCGTGGATCAGCTCCACCGCCAACCGATCAACCAGATCCTGATAAGATAGCTACTGACTGAACTAATCAGCCTTTTGAATTAAGCACCGTATAGTATACAATCGGGAAGGTAATCTATGTCTGCATTCAAAATCTATCGGATCGTGACCACTACGACTTCGACACCGTTTAGTTTTACTTCCGGTACGACTGCTACATCCAGCGGTCCTATCGGATACGATGATAAAGGCGTCGAGCTTACAGTACAGAATCAGTCCACGGCGGCCACGAACATCTGGATCGGCGGATCGGATGTAGTTCCTTCTATTGGCGCCACATCCACTCTTGGCGTGGGCGGTATCATGGTGGCCCAGAACGCTACCTTCCAAATCGGCAAGCGGCACGCGCCCAGTGCCATCCAGATGACCGACTACTATGTCACCTCTACCAGCTCCAACGCTATTGCCGTCGCCTTCCTACTCAAAGGGGTGTAGTTACGTTCACGGCGCTGGTCGTTTGTATTGTCATACTTGTCGTGGTCGCAGTTAATGGAGGCCCGCAACGGCCAGACAAACCAGACGAGGATTTCCCAGATGGAGACTTATAATCCTCGTCTTAGTCCTGTTGCTGGTGTGTGCCTTCAGCGGCTATCTGTACTGGCTGTCTTTAGAGAGACAGTTAGCTGCTGAGTGGTCGGCCCGCGAGTATGAGTTCCAGCGGGATATACTGCTCATACAATTAGAACGTAAGTGTAAATGACACATACTTTGACTCTTAATACTGACCTATAGTATAACGATATTGTTTAATGGCGAAGTCTAACAACGGCGCTGTATCTGCTGCATTTGAGGAAGTGACTAGCAACCCGCCCAAGGTTCTCGCTTCCACTTCCCGTAAGTTTGGAGCTGCAAGAGCCCACAAACAGAAAATCGCCATAGCATTATCCAAAGCACGCCGCGCTGGGGCAAAGCTCCCCAATCCTAAGATGTCCTCGAAGTCCCGCTAATCATCTCAAAAGGAGAACACATGGCCGGTAAAGGCATGAAGAAGAAAGCCACTGGTGGGCTGTATGGATCAACCAAGTCTGTTAAGTCCGGTGGACTGATCCTTTCCCCAGCCAAGCCGCTTGGTGGTAAGGGCAGTAAATCCCGTTAATGGCATCTACAGTAGAAGGTATAGATCAGAAGTCGTCAGATACACTGAAGGGTGCTCCTTCTGGTCCCCCTCCGGCTAAGCCAAAGCCGCGCTCCGCTGCTGATACTTCGTTGTTCTCGTCTGTTGGACAAGCT